TTGCGAAAGGGAACAAGCATTCATTTGCTAATCGACCGCAAGCCATAAACAAGAAAGGTCGTCCGAAAGGTCGTTCAATTCAAGACCACCTTCGCAAGATACTTGAAGATGAAGTGACAGGCGAGCAACTATGTGATGCGCTTGTCAAGGTTGCAATTGAACATGCGTTGAAAGGCGACTTCCGCTTCTGGCATGAAATCATTGAGCGAGTTGATGGCAAAGTTCCGAACCGAATTGCAGATGCAGAAGGTTCATCACTGACATTCGTTCTGAGCGAAGCAGTACAATCAATGAACAATGGACAAACAAGGAATTGATAGGCGACCTTCTGTGTTAATAGTTATTAGCCGAAGATGATAGTGTTTGACGAACACAGAAGGTTGCTTTTCTTTCAGTACAATCAATGAACAATGGACAGACACGAAACTGACAACACGCACCGACTTGAAGTTCTTCCACAACAACTGCGATTCTTGACAAGTGATGCAAGGGAAGTTCTTTACAGTGGTGCGTTCGGTGCGGGCAAGACTCGTGCAATCTGCTTGCGTTGTGCCATGCGAGCATCTGTTCAAGGTGCAAGAGAAGGATTGTGTCGCAAGACTGTCGTTGCACTTAAACGCTCAACACTCAAAACGCTACTTGAGCCAGATGGACTGCTTCCCGCAATACTTCCTGAAGGTTCGTATGAATACAAAAAGATAGATGGTGAAATCAAGATTCATGGTGGTGGCTCAATCATGCTATTTGGAATGGAAGATTCAGCACGCATCGCATCAATGAACTTGAGTGGCGTTGCAGTTGATGAAGCAGTTGAACTGACTGAACAGGATTGGAACATGCTTCGTGGTCGCATTCGATTGCAGTTGCCAAAGATGCGGAATCAAATCTATGGTGCGTGCAATCCATCGACACCACAACACTTCCTTGCAAAGCGGTTCGGGCTTGCAGGTGGTCATGAGCCACAACCAAACTGC